TGATTTAAACTGTTCTGAAGTTACATACTTGTAACCAAAGTATGCTCCACCACTCATAGAAGCTACCATTACAAATGAAACAATGCTAAGAATATTAGCAATTTTTTGAAACATGATTAAATTTGCAATTTTGAAAGCACTATCTTTTTCAAGTGTGCTTGTACTACTGCTTATTGTAGCCCTATCCCCTCTCTACGTCACTATGGGGATAATGACAAGACAGATGCACGAAAAGGTTAATTAGTCATAAGGGTCGGCTGTATTTCCCTCTGCTACCCAAGCAAGATATTCTTGATAATCTCTATTATCTTGGTCATAAGGAATATATGTCATTGTATCAACTTTAATAACTGATGATTGTTTTCCAAAAGTATCTAAACCATTTAGTTTGTATTTTTTTGCCATAATTAAACCTCCGCAGTAAAAAGATAACCGCCAGTAGTATTCATATTAAATAATCTGATGGCTTCATCATTACTTAGATTACTACCTGTTACTTTTACCGCAACCATATTTTTACCAGATTGATCAAGAACTATAGCACTTGGAGCATGATCTCCTCCGTCTCTGGTATAGTTAAAATCACTAGCCGATCCAAGCAAAGTAAAACTTGGTGATGATCTCATAGTCACTACTAATCTATGAGGCACAAAACCCAACGTATTATATATTGCATTTCCTGTAGCCATACAATCGTAAGTTCCATTAGATGCTCCAAGTTTTTGACAATATCTCTGACATAAAGCAAGCTCCTGACCGAATGACCTATGCTCAAAATCTGTTGCCACGCTGCCAACTTCTAATTGAACTCCTGTAATTTCAAATGTCGAATCATTTGTTGTGTACCATGTGGCGGTGTAATCGGGCGTTCTTACAGAAGAATTATAGGCAACCCAAGTATTTAGACTGATAGAACCTGTATAACCTGTTCCAAGATAAGGAAAAATGCTTATTTGAAACCCATGTCCAGTATCATTATCAATTTGTAAATTAGAATTACCGGGAATTGTTTTTGTCACTTTAGTCCAAGTATCTGCACTTAATGAACCAGTTTCAAAAGGATAAAGATAATTTGAACCATCAACAGTTCTTACATAACCATAAAAATTTTGTGCAACACTTGATTTAACCCAAAATTGAAGAGTTATAAAACTTGAGCTTGATTTATAGTTCCAACCACTATTTGAGATATCTTGTGCTTCAAAAATATTTTGAATCCAAATATATTTAGCAGCACCACCACCACTTGTTTGGTTGCCATTAGTAATTTTTAAACATTTTCTGAATCCAGAATCATAAGCTCCACCACTTGTTACATCACCTTGTGATTGAGTTGGTGCTTCATCGATTCCAGTATGATAAATTCCAAATCTATCAACAGAGTTAATACCTGATATTGTAGATGATAAGCCACGTTGGGATATTCTAAAATCTCCGTTGATGACAATATTTTTTCCCTGTCTGTTAGTTAAATTAGCAGTTGCCGTTCCATCGGTATTATTGACAGTAATAGCAGCCGAACTTGCTGCAACCCCTTTTATCGAATTTACCTTGATCTCTGACATAATTAACTAGGTTTTGGGTTAGCGTCTTTAACCGCTTTGTTGTGAATAGCAAAGCTACCAGTTGCATCTAGTTTACCTGCAATAATATCGTCATACAACATTCCAAGCTGATTTCCGATTGTATCGTAAGTTGTAGAACCATCAGTTGTTCTATCAGTTTTGTACTTAACAGCAGCAGCTTCAGCGTCTAAGGTGGTTCGTGCAGCATCTATTTTGCTTTGCTCTAAAGTAATTGATTTACCATCTTTATCAAAAACTCCCGTTCCATCATCAATAGTTACAGCATTAGAATATGCCTTTCTTATCGCATCGTGATCTAAAGCCATTATGCTGCTACCTCCATTATCGTGACCGAAGATACAGTACCATAATCATATAAAAATGATCTTCTATTGATAAAAAGCGATGCTGCATTTGAAGTTCCGTAAACTTTGTATGTATGGCTGCTTGTGTCATTTTGGCCATCAATTAGAACTGTTTTACTTATGTTATAGATAGAGTACGTTTCTTCAGTAGTGCTTTGTAAATGATTATAATTTGTTATAAATCTAGGACTTGACCCAGTACCATTAAGATCAGTTAATTCAGACGAATCTTCATACAATAGAAAAGTTGTAACAGCACGGCCAGATCTTCCAAAACCTATATCAACTGTAATTAAAAGTTTACTTGATGCATTGGTTTTAGTTATTGACGCATTAAGTCCTGTAATTTCTACATGAGAACTGCTACTTGTACTGAAAGAATCTTTTTTAAAAGTTTGAACAACTTGTAAAATTTTTCCACCAGTATCAGCACCAAAACTTAAATTACCAGAGCCATCTGTTTTTAAGACCTGACCATTTGTACCATCAGCATTTGGTAGTTTAAATGCTACATCTGCTGAAGTTGGTGCGGAAGTTGGTATGTTGAGTGAAACAACATTACCGCCTGAATGTTTAAGTGATATTTTGCTCATAATTAACTAGGTTCAGTAGGGAAAGTAACAGAACTCATATCTAAATTACCATTTGCATCTAACTTTGGCGATGCAGTTGCTGGTAAATCACGCAAACTTTGACGATAGGTTTTCCACGCTGTTGATAATGTTAAATCAGAACTTGCTCTCCAATCACAAGCTGCTAATCTTGCATCTCTTTCAAATCTTAATAATTTCATAGGTTCTGCATTTGTAAGTCTTGTTATTTCTGCATTTATTTCAGATTCAGTAGGTTTTGTCTGACTACTATCTAACCATTCCAAACCTGAATATGTTTCACCAACAAGTTTCCATTGTGCTTTAGGTTTCAAAGAAATAATTGCATCTGCAATATCAATCATGCTGCAAACTCCATAACTGTAATAAAACCATGCCTACCATTTCTAAATAATCTTACATCTGCACTTGCACTACTATTTTCTGTTCTTGTTTGCATTTTATATACAAGAACTGTTCCAGCAGATTGATTTCCTAATAAATCATCATACAAAGTCATACTGAATGTATCGTAATATCTTATATGATTTCCACCGCCATTATTTCCTAAATAAGCACCAGTATTTTCTGTTTGTCCCTCAAAAGTATTTTCGCTACCACCATCTATTGTTCTTGATACTTGAAATCTAGCACCAACAATGGGGTCATTTCTTGCAGTATCGTACGGCTGATGAAACCAAGCAACTACTTTTGAGTTTGTTCCAAGTAAAGTTATGGTTTGTGTAAGTCCTGTATCAAAATATGAACTACTTGTTCCTGTTAGGGCAGTTGAATATCTATTTCCAACCATCTGTAAAACTTTACCGCCTTGACTTATTATTCCAGTACCAGTAACACCACTATTTGTGATTGACATTCTTTCAACACCACCAGTTGAAAACTTGATAGTGTCAGCAGAGGGAAAACTTATACCGCAATTTGAATCAGTCCCAGTTAAAACTGGAGCCGAAACAGACCCCTCAACCCCAGAAATACCAGTAGTGCCGTTAATGTTTAAAGCCATAATTAAAGAATAACAAGGATTGCACCAGATGGCACAGTAATAGTAACACCTGAGTTAATTGTAGGACTTACTGTATGTGCGTGTTTGTTTGAACTCAATGTGTATGATGTCGTTACATTTTGGTCTGACTCGAAGAACACTTCATCACTACCTCCCCCCGTAGCTCCAGCACCGCCCCCCACAGCAGTAAAGGAAGAGCCGTTATATATTTCAGCAGAACCTAAAGTACTGTTAAATCTTAAGTCTCCTGTAGCTGGTGAGCCTGATCTTTGAGCAGTAGTTCCAACAGGAATCCTTAATGCTGTTGTGTAGTTATGAATTACAGCCCCAGTAAATGTTGCTCCTGACACTGGAGCAAGACCTAAGTTTGCCTGAGTTACATTACCAATTTCAATATATCCATTATTACTTGCATTTCTTATTTTTAATAGGTTAGAGGTTGTATTGACAGATAATTGGAAAGCAACCTGTGTACCACTGGGGTCTGCTGACCCACTGTTCAAACTCTGTATAGCAGCAAAAACATTATTTAAGTCGGTACGGACTGCGCTCCCCGTTCCATTAGAAATACTGTAATCTGATACCTGTGCCATTTAAAAAGCTACCTTGTGCATATTCTACCCTCCTTTACCAAATCCGACAG